GAGTTCAGACGTGTGCTCTTCCGATCTAGGAAGCCACCAACAATCTTTTCGATATGGTTGACAGATATCACGAACTCATGGTTCCAGAAATGAAGCCGCGTACAGGCGCTTCTAACCGCAAAGAATTGCTTTTCGATTTGCTTGATTCAGGTTACCGGGTAGGAACCGCAGGAACAAAGGGCGTGGGAAGATCTTCAACCATTCAGCTTTTTCATGGCTCTGAAGTCGCCTTTTGGCCGCACGCAGATACGCACGCCGCCGGGATTATGCAGACCATACCTGATGCTAAGGGCACCGAAGTTATTTTAGAAAGTACGGCTAATGGCCTTGGAAATTACTTTCATGCCATGTGGCAAAAGGCCATAGTCGGTGCCAACGACTTTATCCCGATTTTTATCCCCTGGTTTTGGCAGGCAGAGTACACCCGTACGGCTGAAGGCATCGAATTAGACGATGAAGAAATAGAATATCAGGCGCTTTATGACCTTACGGCAGACCAAATGGCCTGGCGTCGCAAGAAAATAATAGAGCTTGGCGACCCGCTATTATTTAAGCAGGAATACCCGGCGACACCTTCAGAAGCGTTCCAAACAACAGGCGTTGAAAGCTTTATCAGATCCGAAGATGTTATTTTGGCCCGCAAGCAAAAAGAATATAAAACCAACGTGCCAGTGGTTGCCGGATTTGATCCAGCCAGAGAAGGAGATGACCGGGATGCTTTTATTTATCGCCAAGGATTGAATGCTTTTGGTCTTGAATATAAGAATTATAAGGAGTTTACAGAGAAAGTTGGCTACTGTATTGAAAAGCTAAACGGCAAGCCGCACATTGTTAAACTCTTTATCGATTACGGCGGCGGCGGCTGGGAAATCGCCGGGCTTCTAAAAGAGGCGGGATTCGGCCAAAGAATAAAAGTTGTAAATTTCGGGATTAATGCTATAAATAAGGAAGCTTATTCAAATAAGCGTGCTGAAATGTATGGAGAATTAAACAAGTGGCTCAAAAATAGAGATGAACAGGCAAGCATTCCAGATGACGATTCACTTCACGCAGACCTTACAGCGCCAAGCTATTCATACGATTCACGCACGCGGCTAAAGCTCGAAAAAAAAGCACAGATCAAAAAAAGGTTCCTCAGATCCCCCGATGGCGCAGATGCTCTAGCTCTAACGTTCGCGTTCCCCGTAGGAAAAAAAGATCAAGCCCCAATAGAATTTGAAACCTATTTTTAGGGTGCCAACATGCCCAAAGACAAACACACAGATTGCATCAAAGAACTGGAAGAAGCGCAAAAAGCCGACCATGATCTGCGGCAAATGGTCCGCGAATCGGACCACTTTTTGAATAAAAGAGATGGCCAGTGGGAGCCGGAGATAATCTCAAAGTGGACCAATTCGCCTAGATATACGTTCGATCAATGCAACATGGTCGTTGACGATATTATGGGCGAGATGGAGCAGATGGATTTTGACATCCGCGTACATCCCGCAGGCGACGATGCTTCCAAAGATATCGCCCAGGCCTTTGAAGGCATTATCAGAAACATCGAAAATGTCTCCGGTGCCAGATTTATCTATAATTCAGCCGCCCGAATAATGGTTGGAACCGGCTTTGCTGCCTGGCGCGTATCCCATGATTTCCGCGATGCTGATTCATTCCAGCAAGATCTTTTTATCGAGCAGGTAGTTAACGCCCAGGATAGCCTTTGGATCGATCCCAACGCCAACCGCCAAGACATGTCTGATGCGGACTTTGCGTGGATTTTACATTCTATGACCCGCACAGAGTATGAAAAGAAATACCCCAAGGGAAGTGGACTTAGCGTTGGTTCTGATATTCGTACCCAAGTTTACACCTATAAAAAATCAAATGAAGTTATCATTGGAGAATATTTTTACAAAAAGCAAAAAGACCGTGAACTGGCGCTTTTAAGCACCGGCATGGTCATTGAAATAAATGATGATTTCAATGCGGTTAAAGACGATTTGGAGCGCCAGGGCATAACTGTTGTTCGGACCCGCAAGCGCAAAGAAGATATTATCTACCGCAAGTTTTTTGATGGCGGCGATTGGCTGGGCGACGGTGAAGATACACCGTTTATGTTTGTGCCGATCATTCCAGTTTATGGCAATTTTAAAATATCTGAAAATAAAGTCATCTATTGGGGCGCGATTGAAAAGTTGATGGACTCACAGAGAGTAATCAACTACGCCAACAGCCGCAAAATCGAAGAGGTCGCGTTTAGCCCGCGTGGCAAATATTGGGCGACCAAAGACCAGGCTACATCGTTAGATGTTCGCAAGGGGCTTAGAACCATGAACATCAACACGGACCCTGTTCAGTTTTATGATTATGCTGACGGACAGCCGCCACCTTTCTTCCAAGGTTCGCCGCCTTCAAATCCAGGACTAATTGAAGTATCTCAGACCGCAAGCCAATTTATCCGTGAGACTTCCGGCACTTTCGATGAAGCCAGAGGTACGGCACCGGCTCAACGATCCGGCACCGCTATCGATCTTTTGCAAATGAAGTCCGACAATCCGAAAAGAAAATGGTTTACGGCGGTAGAAATTGCTTTAGCACATACTTGCCGGATTTTAATCAAAGCAATCCCCAAAGTATACGATACGCCGCAGCAACTTCAGACCATGAGCCAGGACGGAACCACAGATACCATCAATATTTTAACACTGGTCATGGACGAACAAAAAGGGCGCATGGTGCCCATTAACGACCTTTCCGTCGGCAATTACTCTATAACCTGCTCCGCTGGCCCGGCATTCCATAGTCGCCAGCAGGAAACGGTTCAAGCTTTAAACGAGCTTGCTCAAATAGACCCCAGCATATTAGCGATGGGTGCCGATGTGCTGCTAAACAATATCGCCAGCCCTGGCATAGAGCTAATTGCAGAGCGCAAGCGGGCGCAAATGGTAGCCCAGGGTCTAATCCCGCCTGAACAGCTAACCGATGATGAAAAGCAAAAAATGCAGCAGCAGCAGCAAAGCCAGAATCAGCCAAGCCCCATGGACCAGGCAAACTTGATGATAGCGCAAGCAACGGCTGAAGATATCCAGGGCAAAAACCAAGAGCGTGCGGTTAAGCTGCAATTAGAGCAGCAAAAGCTACAGCTTAAACAGATGGAATTGTCTCTCAAAAACCAGCAGCAAAGTCAAAGAGACACCATGGAATTGATGAAGGCCCTTGTTGACCAGGGCAAGACGCAGGCCGAAACGCTTAAGCTGATTAGGGAATCCATGGGAGTTGACACAGTTGTTGGGCCTGAAACTATAGAAGCATATCAAGATCAAAGCGAAAATCTTAGTAGAACCATTGAAAACCAAGAACGATTCGCACAGCCTACCGGGGCATAAAACCGGTCATGAGGACTAAATGAGCGAAGAAGAATTAAATCCTACTGAGGATCAAAATCAGTCTGATGACTCCACCGGAGGTCAAAGTGATACCGGGCAAGTCGGCACTGATAGCCAATCAGGCGTCGCATACGATGATGGTCAAGAACCGCAGCAACCGCTTGATGCGGAACCTGCAGAAGATCCAGAACCGCATGACGACAAGACAACGGCTGCTTTCGAAAAAAAGATCAATCGTTTAACTTGGAAGCGGCACGAAGAAAGGCGTAAGCGCAAAGAGCTTGAAGCAAGACTTGCAGATGTTGAAAAGCAGGGGCAGCAGCAAAAAGAGATTGTCAACGTACCGCCAAGGCCGGACCCGTTTGACGATAATTTTGAGGCCAAAATGGCCGAACGGGAAAAAGCACTTCAAAGAGCCGCACAGTTAAACGCACAGCAGCAATTTGAACGGGAGAACCAACAGCGGCAGGCCGCAGCAGAATTAGAGCGAATTCAAAAACAGGCCAACGATAACCGGCAAAAGATGTATGAATCGTCTTTAAAGTACGGAATTGACAGCAAAAACTTGGAAGAAGCAGAAAACAGGGTTGCCGACTTTTTGCGAATGATGCCCGGCGGTAGTGATCTTGCCATGCACCTGGTTAGCCATGAAGAAAGCTCGTTAATAGTAAATTATTTGGGCCAAAACATCTCCGAAATGGAAAAAATCGGGCAGATGAACCCTTATCAAGCAGTGGCTTACATCGAAAACAGCGTGCGCCGTGAGGCAGCAAAATTAAAGCCCAAGCTTACGCAAACGCCCAACCCCGTAAGAGCGCCAAAGGCCAAAGGAGCGCCAAAAAAGCAAAGTGAATTCTTAGACGGGGTTACGTTCGAATAGACTTGTTGTCATGTGAATAGACTATAAGGAGTCTAAATCATGGCAAATAATCTTAGTAGCAATATTACCAGAAAAGTACTTCGTGCTTTTCTTCCCGCAATAGAAAAACAAAGAGTGCTTTCTAAGACTGTAGATGGAAGCACATTTCAAGGAAAATTTACCCCGGCTTCAGGTGAAGTCGTAGATATTAAACGTCCTCATCAGTATAACGCCAAACGCACTGCAACCGGTGATATTAGCGCACTTACGGCTAATGATATAATCGCAGGCAAAGCCAGTGCGACCGTACAAAATTACATTACTGTTGATATTCCCTGGACGAATAAAGAAGAAGCGCTAGAGCTAGATCAGCTTGAAGAAATCCTTAAGCCAGCAGCCGAAGAATGCGTAACCGAGCTTGAAACTTCTTTTTGTGACTACATGATTACCAATGCCGGGCTTGCTTCCGGTACACCCAATACTGTGATTGATGCTTGGTCCGATATCGCCGCCCAAATGTCTCTAATGAAAAGTATCGGCGTTCCCATGGGTGAAATCTACAGCGTCATGAACCCGTTTACTATTCAAAATCTTGCCTCCGCCCAAACCGGTTTGTCTGCCGACCCAAGCCGCCTTGTTCAAACAGCTTGGGAGCTTGCACAGATTTCCACACCGTTTGCAGGTCTAAGGGCCGTAGGGTCTAACTCTCTATCTACGTGGGTTTCTTCAGACGCGGCTGACCGTGCAGGGACTATAGCGGCAAACCCCGATGTAACCTATGTTACGGCCAAAGATACCATGCAACAAAGTTTGAGTGTTACCGGCTTTACTGCCGCAGCAGTTGTAAAAGCAGGCGACATTATCGAAATAGAAGGCCGCTATCTCATTCATCAAAAAACTCGCAAGCCGATCTTTGATGCTTCTGGAAACAAGATCACATTTAAGGCCACGGTAACCGCAGACGTTACGTTAGACGGTGCCGGAGCCGGGGTTTTGACTATAAGTGGGGCCGCAATTTTTGAGGCCAACGGGCAGTACAATACGGTTGATAGTGCGCCGGTTGCCGCCGATGTGGTTAACATCCTTGGGTCGGCTTCAACCGAATATCAGCCCAACCTTTTTTATCACAAGTCGGCATTCGCCATTGCCTATGTCAAGCTACCTAAATTATTTTCCACCGATACCGTAAGCGTAAGCGAAGATGGTTTCAGTATTCGTTGTTCAAAGTATAGCGACGGGGATAAAAACACACAGAAAATCAGATTCGATCTTCTTCCGGCATTCGGTGTCATGAATCCTTTCTATGCTGGTAAGGGATTTGGCTATTAATCAATAAAAACAATTAGTTATAGCTGCCCGGGACCGTGATACGGGCAGCTTAAAAAAAGGACAATATGCCCCTGATAACAGTATTTTTTCCAGGCCCACGCAAGGCGATAATTGACCAGGCTCACAAGAAGTATTTTTTTGAATTGGGTGCCGTAGAACACCAAGCTGAAGCTGAAATTGATCAACCAAAGGCTGAAGAAATCCAGCCGGAACCGGCACAAGAACAGATTCCATTGCCTGATGAGGGATTCGGCAGGCCTGGAAGTCTTCAGTGGCATAAGCTTAAAATTCAAGAGATAACCCAAGTAACCAAGGTTTCTAATTACTGCAAAGATGTAACTGGTAAAGGGGTTAGCGCAAGAGATGGGGTTATTGCGACAAGAAAAAGAGCCATTAAACGCATTAAGGAATTTATAGAAAATGGCAAAAACCCGTGAAATCATAAATGATGCGCTTGAAGAGATAATCGTGCAGGCCGAAGAAGCGCAAATAGAGCAGGCCGAAGGCAACGCCGCAATTCGTGCCCTTAATGATTTAATGCTTGATTGGGACGCCAACGGTATCACGCTAGGATACACTGTGGTAGCAGATATGGGCGATGAAGTAACGGTAGCCCCAGGCGCACTTCGCGGGATTAAAACCAACTTGGCTTTAGAGCTTGCCGCACGTTACAATGCCCAAGTTACGCCGGATTTAGCCCGGCGGGCCAGAGACGGAAAAATTACCTGCATTGACCTAACACTTGACCAGGCAGGCCAGGTCTTCTCCGGCAACTTGCCGCGTGGTAGTGGAAATGATTATCCATCATGGTCAGATAGAACTTTCTATCCAGATCCAGATAACACAATTTTAACCGAAACCGGCGGTTCAATTGGCCTGGAAAATGATACCGAAGAGGCCTGATTATGAGCAACGGCACCTATTCGCAAAAAGATATTCGCAAAAGTAATTTTCCAGAGACAACCGCCAGTGCTGGAACGGATTATTTTGACCTTGTGCGTAACGGTCAAAATCTGAAAATCAGCCAGGCCAACCTGATTAACGATTTTGGCACCACCGGAACGCTTCAAACACGCGGAGAAGTTACCGGTACGCCGGTTTTGCATCAAATTGCTACCGATAATTTCATCAGAAATATCATTGACGGGTTCGGCATTGCCGCTAGCCTAAGCCCGCAAGATGGCATCAAGTTAAACCATAATTTCACGGTAGATAAAGCTGGGGCGGCGGTGATGATCAACGAATCATCGCTAAATCCAACAATCAGAAGCGTTCAATCCGGAGCGGGTATCAATGTCTCAGCCGTAGGCGATCAGATAATTGTCGCTACCGCAGCATTGCCGGTAAGCTCAAAAACCGTTTTGATATATGAAGAGGCGGACTTTCCGGCGGCAGTAGCCGGAGTAATTACTTTAGCCGGTGACACAGAATATCAGTTACAAACCGATGTCTCTACAGCCAACCGCTTTGTGATGGGTGCAACCACGGTGCTTTCGGGCGCTGATGCCAATCTTTGCTCGCTGACCTACACCGGCACCGGCACCATGCTAACAGCAGTAGACGCCAACTTTAAACTTGCAGATATTTCTTTAATCGCTAACAGCGGTACTATGTTTGATGTGAGTAGCACTACCGGGGCGCATATCAACCGTAACTTCAACTGTTTTATAACTGCGGATAGCCTTGGCAATTACGATAATTATTTTATTGTTCAATTTGAAGTTTGCGGCTTTACTGCGACCACAGCAGGCATAACCTTTACCAACAATTTTACAATCATTCGCTTTAGTCTAATCAGTTTTGTGATGACTTCTGGTGCCGGGACAGCCATCGATCTTGGCACTTCAACCGCCGTATCTTTTGCAATTGAAAACGCGCTTTTTATTGTCTCCACCACCGGCTATATCTTGGACGGCGCGACCGGCTCAGCCAATATTGATTCCACCGGTTTGGGTACGCTAACACGTTGCTTTCAGACCGGCACTTCAACATTTTTGAACAACATTTCTGTCTACGATGCCCTTTGGGAGTCGTTCCAAAACAATACTCTTCAGGATAGCAGAACAATCATGTTGGCAACTCACGGCGGCGCAACGCTTACGATTGGAGCCGCAGCAACGCCGGTAATTGTCGGACCAACGTGGACCGCAGAGACAGACCACAGGTTTTCAACTACCGTAGGCGGTAGGTTCACATATGTTGGCAAAGGCGAAGAAGTAAGTATAACCGCTTCGATCACAGCCGATATTGTTGCCGGGGTAGATAATTGTTCATTTTTCGTTTATCTAAACGGTGTGCAAATCCCGAATAGCCGCGTAATACGTGAGTTTGATAGTGGCAATCCAGGGAACGTTGCTCTGCTTTGGTCGTTAGCATTAGCAACAAATGATTACATCGAAATTTGGGCTCAAAACGATGATGCCGCAGTCAATGTTATCATCGTTAACTTGGTTTTAAGGATTGACTAAAATGCCCGAAATCCCAATAGCTAATGGCTTTTATGTCTCTGATTCTTTGCCGATATCACATCAGCAATGTATCAATTTTATCCCCATTGCCCAGCAATTGCCGTCACTATCGCAACGCCAGTTAATTGGTAGCGACGGTATTCGCGGTATAGAAGATAGCGGCGGCGGAAGTGATGATATTAACCGTGGCGCACACGTCATGGCCGATTTACCATATTTTGTGCAAGGCTCTGATTTTTACCGACTTGATAGAAGTTTTGTTGCCGGAGTAGAAACATTTACTTTGGTAAAACTTACTATAATACCTTACGTAACCACGATTGAAGGTACTGGCCGGGTATCCATGGCTGATAATGGCACTCAGCTAATGATTCTTGTGCCAGGCGGCAAAGGCTACATTTATACTGTTATGGGGGGGTTGGTTGAAATAGTAGATCCTGATTTTACAGCCAACGGCAACCCGCAGTATGTACAGTATATCGATGGATACTTTGCTTGCTCCACCGATAGCAAAAAATGGATTGTTTCCGGATTAAATGACGGTACATCTTGGGACGCGCTTGACTTCGGTACGGCTGAAGCAGATCCAGATTTAATCGTGGCTCCAATTGTCCATAATAATCAAATATTTATGACCGGTAGTGAAACTACAGAAGGATTCGTAAACATCGGTGGGGCAGGCTTTCCGTTTCAACGCAACAATGTTTATCTGGACAAAGGTTGCTATGCGCCATTTAGCTTAGTTTCAACTAACCAAAGATTCTTCATGATAGGCGGCGGCAAAAATGAACGTGCAGCAGTATGGCAGTACGCGGGTGGCGGCTTTAGCAAAGTTTCAACTATTGTAATCGATGAGGTTCTAAACAGCTATTCGGATAATGTTTTGGAAGCATCGTTCGCAATTTCATGGGCCAAACGCGGCCAATACTACATCGCTTTTGTCTTCACCGACCGGGCTTTTATTTACAATACGACTACTAACCTTTGGCACGAACAGCGCAGCGGGATAACCATTGACGATAATTTAGAGCAACTTCGCTGGCGTGTTAACTCCCTTGTAACCGCATATGGCTACACGATTGTTGGAGACAGCCAAGACGGGCGCATTGGGATTTTAGATGGTGACACCTACCAGGAATATGAAACTGATATTATTCGGCTGTTTACTTCGCCACCCATATTTAATGGCACCAACGCTTTTAGGCTCCCATCAATCGAAATCACCCTGGAATCAGGATTGGGAAACTGAGTAACAGCACCCAT